AATACTAAGCCCCGTGCCAGGCTGTCCCGGGATCAAATAGTGCCAAATGACACTATTTGATCCCAATACCCAATTAATAATTGGGCCTAAGTCCTTATTGGGCCTTCCGGCCCAAAGCATATAGCTTCGCGATGTATTTTAAAATCAACGCAAGTGTCGTTGTTGAGATGTGTGAAGGACACCTGTCCGTCTTCCATAATCCCTATTCATCGTCTTCTTCGCCGGTCACACAATAAAATAAACATAACACAATAAATAACAAAAATATAGTAAATTTCCATTTATTCATATATCAGAATACAATTTTTGTTATTACAATAGAACAACCTAAATCCTAAATCATTCCTCCTGACGGAGGAACTGATGAAGATACAGGACGTTCAGGTACTGAATTACTTGCCTCTCGTCTAATATCCCAATTTCTCTCCCTATTTGGACCAGTAAATTCAAGCGGAGTTCTTGTAATTGTTGAAGCAACCTTCCTCTTCATCATAGATGAAGAACCCAACCACGCATCCAGCGTTTTCTTCAAAAACCCAGGAATCCAACACGCAAGCATAATACAAACCCAGAGAACAACTATACATATGATAATTAATAAACATATACCTATTATGTATAACGCCTGATGCCTCTTCTCCGAATCCATAGCTTCATATGATGGGTACTCTCCATAATCTCCAGGTTGCGACATCGCCCAAAAATAATAAAACCAAATGAATCCAATCGCAAACGAAGCTTGCGTATTTATAGACAAATTCCAGAGAAGCTTCTTCCAAAAGCTTCTCAGAAAACATTAGGAAAGTAAGCGCACTATCGGCGTCCACTTGCGTAAGTGGGACCATCTTTGCTTCGAGGCGAAGCAAAGCATCTTTTGAATTAGTTTTTCCCGCCTTCAAACTCAAGACTTAATCTTGAGCATACACGTGTCGTTTAAATGAACGGTCAAGATGTATTTAAAGTGATCCCCTGATCCTGGCACGGGGGT